TTTTACCGTAAGAAACAATAACATCAGAGTCTTTTACAACTAGCCCTGAAGCGTATTCTATACCACCCTCGTCAAAAATAAACTCTTTAGATAGTCCAACTAAAACTCCATCAGAACTGTATTTAGCAAAGCAGTGGACATAGCTTCTAACTTTCACAGTCTCAACGCCAAACAACCTTGGGTTGTATCTAGTAACTAAAGTTGTCTTACATTTGTGGACTATTGTTAAGTAGTCGCCAGAATCTAGCTCCCATAGAGAACCTCCACCACGAATATCTGAGATTTCTGGAGAAGTCTCTCTAACTTTTATAGGACCTACTCCTATTTTGTAGACTGCATTCGGGCCATAAATAAAATCAAACTTAGGATTTATTTTGTATGTAGGCATCCAGTTCTTTTCAACTTTTTGAAGTTCACCGTCATTTAGTAGAGCTTTAAAAGTTCCAACATTTTCTTCTAACTTAAAAGTATTTATCCTAAATACGGCTAGCCTAGGTTTCATTTCTGAAATCTCTTCAATTAGTCCAGCACTAAACTCCCAGCCCCCATCTCTCCAATAAAGTCGAGCATCCTCAACCCCACGCTTAAATTCTATTTCAGGATCGGGAAACGTTATCTCTCGCATAGTGCTTTCTATTACTTGAAAATCATCAGAAAGATTTGCAATCCAAAGTCTGTTTTTAATCCTAGAATCTATGGTTGGAACAGCATTCCCCATCTTTGGGTCCAAAAAATAGTTGCTTGAGCGGAACATAACAACATAGCCATCAACTGGAGAGTAGGCTATCGAGGGGTTAAATGCAGACCAACGCTTATCCGACTCGTCCGCAAACCTACGAATACGCCAAATTTCGCCCCCAAAATCAGAAAAAGAAGGTGTATTCATACCTAAAGTATACCAAAATGAAAAACTTAGACTTGTATAAATGAGGTAAAATTGGAGATACATATAATAATCATAAGGACCCCTATGAGCTGTGCAATCTCTGGACTTTATAACATCACCTGCGACCAAGGTGCGACATTTAAGCGCACTATCACTTGGACTAATCAGGCTAGAGTTGCGTACAACCTTACCGGATACACAGCCAGAATGCAGGTAAGAGAAACAACAGATGCTAGCGGCATTCTGCTAGAACTAACTACAGCAAACAGTAGAATAACTCTTGGTGGAGCAGCAGGAACAGTCAATCTTCTAGTTGCCGCCAACGTAACTGCCGCCTTGACCCCAGGACTCTATGTCTATGATTTAGAACTAGTTTCTGGCGGTGGTGAGGTAACCCGTCTTATTGAAGGCAACTTTAAGGTTAGAGCAGAGGTAACTCGCTAATGGCCGTAGAATTTCAAGATAAATCAAATAAAGTTATTGTAGATCCAAAAGACGTAACTAAAGTCATCGTACAAGAAGAAGTAAACAAAGTTGACGTTAGTTTTGGTGGCCCGCAAGGAATTCCAGGGCCAACCGGACCTACCGGTGCGACCGGCCCGACTGGTCCTACTGGTGAAACTGGTGAAGCAGGTGCACAGGGTGCACAGGGACAGGGATTTGATTTTCGAGGTCCATACACTCCAGGAGCAATTTACAACGAGTACTTTGTAGTAACTTACAATGGTTCCACCTATGTCTGCCGCGAAAATGGTGTTGTTAATGTTGTACCAGGCTCTAGCGCAGCGTGGGATTTATTTGCAGAAAAAGGTGCCACAGGAGCAACTGGTGCTACAGGTGCTACAGGTGCAACTGGTGCAACGGGGCCTCAGGGAGCTCAAGGACCAGCTGGTGAGACCCAAGTAATCGCTTATACCCATACTCAAAATGCGGTATCATATATATGGAGTATAACGCATAATTTGAGTTTTCGTCCAAATGTAACTACAACCGACGCATCTGGGTTCACTATAGAAGGAACTATAGAGTACGTAAATGCGACAACTATAACTGTAACTTTTGATTTCCAAACCACAGGCTTTGCTTACTTATCATAGGAAAATAAATAATGGCTCGTAATTTTCTCACCCCCATTAATCTAAATGGTCTTGAACTTCAAGATGCATCGATTCAAGGTAAAACTACCTCTGCAATCAACGCAATCACCCCTACCAGCGGGGGTCGAATCTACTTCGACAGCCAGACTAATGCTCTAAAGCTTTACAACGGTTCAGCTTGGGTATCTATCGCCACAGGTGGTAGCACATTCACTCTTGGTAGCACCTCGATTTCTATCGGTGGAACTACAACTACAGTAGCGGGTTTGACTCTTTCAGGCCCTACATTTAGCGGTACTATTACTACGCCACTTACCACTGCCGGTTATGTAACTAATAATGGTAGCGGTGTACTCGGCTCAGTTGCAACAATCCCAAACAATGGCCTAACTAACTCAACTATTTCTGGTATTTCGCTAGGTAGCAACCTAGCTACTTTGACAATTGGAACTGGTCTATCAGGTACCTCATATAACGGTAGCACAGGTGTTACTATTGCTCTTGCTTCAAACTATGGTGACACTCAGAACCCTTACGCTTCAAAGACTGCCAACACTTTCCTCGCTGCTCCAAACGGTTCTAGCGGTGCACCTACATTCCGAGCCATTGTTGCGGCCGATGTACCATCACTTGGAAACATCACCAACGCCGGTGCTATCGGATCAACAACTGGCTTAGTTGTATCTACTACTACTTCCGGTGTTCTTACTGCATCTTCCGCACTTCCTAACGGAACTACCGCTACTACCCAAACTGCAGCAGACAACACTACAAAAGTTGCAACCACAGCGTATGTAGATACAGCCGTTGCTAACGGACAAGCTGGATTCAACGTTCACGGAGCTGTTTTAGCTGCATCTACCACAAACATTACTGGAACCTACACCAACGGTAGCTCTGACCAATCACAAGGTACAGGTATTGGTGCAACATTTGTATTTACCGCAGCAACTATAGACGGTGTAACCCTAACTTCAGGTATGCGCGTTCTTTTAAAGAACCAGACCACTCAAACTCAAAACGGTATTTATTCTGTAACTAACATAGCTGCAAACATTACACTTACCCGTACTGCAGACTTTGATAACAGCATTGCTGGTGAAATCTTTAATGGTGACTTGGTCTATGTTGGCGGTACAGGCGGACAAGCTGGTACCACATGGGTAATGAACGCAACTGGAACCGCCACTACCCCAACTGGTGCAATTAGAATCGGCACCGACAACATCACTTGGGCTCAGTTCGCTGGTGCTGGAGTTTTAACTGCTTCAAATGGTGTAAGCATAACTGGAAACGCAATTGCTGGTGTAAACGCAACCACAACCGCAGTCGGTGTGGCTATGTTCCCAGCAGCACAGTTTACTGTAGCTGCAAATGCTGCAGTATCTGTTACAAATCTAGCAGCGTCAGTTGTTACAAGCGGTACACTCTCTGCTGCTCGTGGTGGTACAGGTGTAGACAACACAGGTAAGAGTATCACCCTTGGTGGAAACTTCACAACCTCAGGTGCACATGCTACAACTTTAACTACAACTGGCACTACAACCTTAACGCTACCTACCACAGGAACTTTAGCTACTCTTGCTGGCTCAGAAGCTCTAACAGGTAAAACCTACAACGGTCTTACAGTTACCACCACCACTGGAACTCTAACCCTAGTAAACGGAAGCACACTCGCTACCGCAGGTGCGTTCTCTACAACGCTTACTGCTACAGCAACTACTAACGTAACTCTTCCTACAAGCGGAACTCTACTTACTACTACTGGTTCAGGCTCGTCCCTAACCTTTGGTACAGGCACACTAAGCCTTGCTGGAAACGTTACCCACGCTGGCTCATTTACTCAATCATTTACAGCAACTGGTAATACTTCGGTTACGCTGCCTACTTCTGGAACACTTGCCACCCTTGCTGGCTCAGAAGCTCTAACTAACAAAACTTACAACGGTCTTACTATTAGCGGTAGCGCAGGTACACTGACTATCCCGACAGGTTCAACACTTATTACTGCCGGTGCGTTTTCTACTACTCTTACTGCAACCGCAACCACAGCTCTAACTCTACCTACCACAGGTACGCTTGCAACGCGTGCTGGATCAGAGGCACTAACTAACAAGACAGTAAATGGTCTTACCCTAACTGCAGCAAGCACTGGATTCACTGTTGCAGGTGGTACTACAAGTAAGACCCTGACTGTAAACAACACACTTGCTTTCTCAGGTACCGACTCGACCACAATGACGTTCCCTGGAACTTCAGCAACTATCGCTAGAATAGATGCCGCACAGACGTTTACTGGTACACAAACATTTAGCACTATTTCTGGTGCAACTACACTAACATTACTTGCCGCTGGAGCAGCCGGCGCAGGTAACGCGCTGTCTATTACTGGTGGTGCTTCTACCAATACCACAGGTTTAGCTGGTGGTGCAATAACCATTACTGGTGGTGCGGCTACTTCCGGTACTAGCACAAACACTGGTGGTTCAGTGACAATCGCAGGTGGTGCGTCAAATACATCTAACGGTGTTGGCGGTTCTGTTGCAATTAACGGTGGTTCGGGAAGTACTGGGCAGAATGGTGTTGTAACAATTGGTGGAACAACCACTTCTCAAGTCACAATTGCTCCTAGCGATGTTGTCTTCTCAGGTATTGCAACTGGTACGGCTGGTTTTGTTAAGATTGGAACTGGAGGTGCATTAACCAGAGGTGCGATTGCTTACACAGACCTACCTACATCCTCACTAACTGGTGTTACTACTGACGGCATTGCTCGTAAAAAGACAGGAACATTAACCGCCGACTCATCTACAACCGCATTTGCTATTAACCACCAGTTTGGACAATGGGTAACTGCACAGATATTCGATGCCAGCGGAAACTTGGTTGAAGTAGATGTTCTAAACGCCTCAGCTTCAAGCGGAACTACGACATTTACATTTGCAGTTGCCCCTACTACCGGAACTAACTACCAATACGTAATTATCGGCTAGGATTAGTCCATGGCTAGATTATTTAAAACCTCTGTAACCGTTGAAGGTAATATTACTTCAACTGGAACAGTTACCGCAGTAGCAAAATCCTTCCTTATCGATCACCCAACGAAGCCAGGAAAGAAACTTCGCCACGGCTCCCTTGAAGGCCCAGAGAATGGCGTCTACGTTCGTGGACGCTCTAAGTCTAGAGAAATCGAGCTACCAGATTATTGGACCGAATTAGTAGATGAATCTACAATTACAGTGGCTCTTACCCCTATCGGCAAACGAGCAAATCTCTTCATTAAAGAAATTAAAGATAACAAAATTTTTATTGGTGGAAAAAAGAACGTTGAGTATTTCTATACAGTATTTGCTGAAAGAAAAGATATACCTAAGCTGATTGTTGAGGAATAATGGGCATAGCGTACAACTCTTCTCCTGTAATTGACGGGTTAGGTTTTAGTCTTGATTTTGCAAACACTAAAAACTATTCTGGCTCAGGCTCCGCAACAACAGACTCTATAATTCCAGCCACTGGTGCCCTATCAAACGCAAGCTACTATAGCTACGATTCAGGCACTAAGTCCATGAACTTTACTAGAGACGCTGTCTCGGTAGCTGGAAGTTCCCACGCGGCAACGCTAACGGGGGCTTTAGCTGCATCAACATTTTTATACACAAGTTTTTCCGTAGAAATTCTAGCCAGAATCAATGACTTAGCTCCAGGAGGATATAACGCTAACGAAACTGAAAGTTTTCTTTGCGGATATCAGGGCTACCACGCAGGGTTTTCATACACCTCATCATCATTTAGATTCGGTATGTGGAACGGAACTTCTTTTGGTGTATTGAGCACCACTGCAGGAACTTCTTCTGGCAATGTTATTCAAGGACAATGGTTTCACGCTGTCTTTACTAGGTCTGGAACCACTAACACTATTTACATAAATGGCGTTTCCGTAGCAACCAACACTTCATCTACATCCAGCGGTAATCCAGGAATAACTAATAACTATAAAATAGCTAACGGTAATGGTGGCACAGGTCCCTACGCTTACTACTGCAAATGCAACGTGGCTTTAACTAGATTGTATACAAAAGCATTGTCTGCAGCTGAAGTCCAACAAAACTTTAACTCTGTTAGAGGTAGGTACGGACTATGAGCCTAAACCATTCGCCTCAAGTTGTTACCGATTCTCTAGTTTTATGTCTAGACTCCGCTAACCTTAAATCTTATCCAGGCTCAGGAACTACTTGGACAGACTTGAGCAGCACAAACATCGGAACATTGACAAGCGGACCAACCTATAGCAGCACAAATAATGGCTCTATTCTTTTCGATGGCGTTGATGATTTTGTAAGCGTTCCAAACAATGCAGCTTTGCAGTTTACTCTAGCTCAGTCATTCTCACTATCCGTATGGGCTAAACCGGCAGTCCTACCAAGCAAGTGGGTAGGAATTGTCACAAAATCTAGGGACACATCAAACTGGTACGGAATCTGGATAAACCCAGACAACAACATCGTTTTTGGTGGCGGCGGAGATAATTTTATCGGACCAGCAGCAACAACCAACTGGCAGAATATTGTCATAACCAAAAACGATACCACTAGGTATATATACATAAATGGCGTATTGTCTCTAACAACAACTGCAACGCAAGCCACAAACGGTTCTGGGGCAATGTACATAGGAAAAGGTACATCTTCAGAATGCTTTAACGGGAATGTCTCAAACGTTTCTATCTACAACAAACTGCTGTCTGCAGCCGAGGTCCAACAAAACTTCAATGCCCTAAGAGGAAGGTACGGAATTTAGCATGGCTATAGTTGTAGGACAATCTCCAGAAACCTTAGGCTGGTTTAAAGTTTACGAATGGACTACGTTTGCCGATGTCGCCTCATTCGCTTACACAATAAACAACTCCGCAACAGCCCCCTCATTTACCCGCATACTGTATCAACTTGTATTTGATGTCTACTCAGTGTGGTGTGAGGTAGACGACTTTACATCCAACACAGCCAATAGGACTGGCGTCCCACTAACTTGGGTTTGGGATAGCTCGGTTACAAACTTAAAAGTGTATTACAGTGTAAACTCCACTGGATTCCCTGGAACTAACGCCTCTACCGTCTACTCACGTACCGCAGCAACTGGTAAAATTAACTTCTGGCCTAGCGACTATGGAGCTGGACCAGACGGCCTCTTTGACTCAACAGATACAGGTCCCGGCACTTCAAACGGCTATGGTTCATTCCAAGTCTTTGACACCACCACCACTCCGCACCATTGCATTTTTGCTTGGAACCAGTGGGGTGGCGGAGATTATGGATTCGGCAATAGAAGTACGTCAAACCCAGACTGGACTTTTGCAGGGAATTCAGCCGCTGTACCACCAAAACTTGGAAGGGTGTTTGTGAAATAAATGGCAAACTCAGATAAAAATATATTAATTACGCCAGCAACAAACACGTCTGGCGACCCTAGAATTGTCTACACCCCAAACACAGCGGCTAACGTAATTACCCAACGTCTAACAGACTCTGGAACTCTTAGCTTTGAAGGCTCCGCAGGTCAGCTATTCTCTATTACCAACTCGCTTACTGGAACGCTATTTTCTGTAAACGATATTTCAGGTATTCCGTCTATCGATGTTGCTGATACGGGACTAGTTCGCATAGCTCCATTTAGCGGAACCTTAGCTATCGGTAGCACAGCTGTCGTAACTTCTGGTGGAGTTAGTGCCAAAGGTTCTATTACAACCACTGCAACTACACAGCCAGGTTTTATCGTCAAAGGTATAGCCAGCCAATCGGCCAACTTAATTGAGGTACAGAATAGTTCCGGAACCGTTTTAGCTAGATTTGCGTCTACCGGCCAACTACTAGCCCCTAGCATTGTTGGAACAGCATTTCAAATTACTTCTGGTGGAGTTTTCTCTAATGGGACAACTTCAGCACCGGCTAACACACAGGCTTATTTTTTATCTACTTCAGCAACTAATGCTGGTTTAGTTGTTCGCGGTGCAGCGAGCCAATCGGCCAATCTCCAAGAGTGGCAGACTTCAGCAGGAACCGTCTTAGGCGGCGTGACAGCAGCAGGCAGATTATATGTTCAACGTCAAGAAGGCATCCAGTTTATGGATGGCGTAGCTACTTTACGTTCACGCATATATTCCAGCGGTAATAACGGTATCTACTTTGATACTGGTGGCGGAGCTGTTCGTGTTCTAACGCTAGATGGCGGCAGCGAAACCATAACAGGAAACCTATTCTACCCATACTCGTCTGGAAGAATTGGCCTAATTGTTCGTGGAGTAGCAAGCCAATCGGCCAATCTCCAAGAGTGGCAGGATAGTTCAGGGAATATACATTCTGGAATACTCTCTACTGGATTCTTATTTGTCGGTGGTTCAAGTTCTGCTGGTGGTCAAATAGGCATTACTGCTGAAGCTGCAACAAATCGTGGCATGGTTATTAAGGGTGCAGCGAGTCAATCGGCTAACCTCCTTGAGATACAGAATAGTTCTGGAACAATTTTATCTAGAATCGACTCTGGCGGAAACCTAAAAGCAACTAACGTAGCAACACTTAACAGCATTGGTCAACTCGCTGAATCAAATAGCGGAGCATTGTTTGTTATGGGTAGAGCAACAGCACAGGCGTCATCTCCTGGACTTAACACTGGTACCATATATTTCCGTGACGGAACTACTGCCGGAACCCTGAGACTTGCTACCAGAACAGGTGCTTCAGGTGTAGAAGAAACAATTGTAGACAACTTGTCAAGCACTGGCTCAACAGCAGGTGCTCAGTTTGTTGGAGCAGGTGGAATTAACACCGCTGGAGCATTGATAACAACTTCTTCTGTAACCACAGGTGCAGCACTAAACCTAAACTACTCATCTCCAACTATTGCATCTAACAACGCTTCTGCTGCAAGCATTTTTACAGGAACTGTTACTGGTGTAACCATAGGTTCTTCAACTATTAAAACCACTGCGTTCCCAGCAGATGGAACAACTTCTACAGCTACAGCCGGTACAGGGTACATGGGTATGCCTCAAAACTCAACAACTTCAGGTGCCTATACCGTAGTTGCAGCTGACGCTGGTAAACACCTTTACTCTGCTAACACTCGCACAGTCACAATTAACTCAAACGCCAACCTTGCTCTGCCAGTTGGTACTACAGTTACTTTTATTTCTGGTCCAGGTGCAACAACAACTATTGCTATCACAACAGACACTATGTATCTAGCAGGGCCGGGAACTACAGGTTCTAGAACTCTCGCTCCATTCGGCATGGCAACTGCAGTAAAGACAGGAACTACGTCTTGGTTTATTAGCGGAAACGGGCTAACGTAATGACCGGCGCAGTTATGGGACTTATTGGCGCACTTAAAGCGGCCGCTCCGCCAGCTCCTTCATTGTTTAGGTGTACAAGTTTTCAAGTTTCTATCGGTTGTTGCTCCACTACTTCCGACTGTGGAGAATTGGGTGCTGGAGTTTCCTGCTCTCCTGCGGGTGGAAACTTTACTCCAGGTGCCTGTGAGTAGTACACTCACTATAGGAGAAAAATGCTTACTGATGAATCTTTGATATTTACTTACAACGGCACTAGAGGAGTTCCCCTCGTCTGGGTAATCGACACTGAGTGTCTATATGACTTAGCGTTATCTCAAGAACACGCTGCTATTTTTACTGAGGCAGATGCTGTGGTAGACATCTCAGAAGATTACCCAGAGCACGAAGGCGTAACAGTTCGCTTTCTAAAAGAAGGTCAAGTATTAGAAGAACTACAAACTTCAGAATACTTCGGCAGTATTTTACTAAGCAGCCCGCAAGTCTTAAATCTTATGGACTATCCTTACGGGATGTATGTAATGTCACCAAACGCCCTATTTGTGGATAACGAGTTTGTTATTCTAGAAACAGATATGTCTACTTTAAAGAGGTTCCACGGTGAGCACTGAACCTAAAAAATCCCGCTGGGAAGAGTATAAAGAGAAAAACGGCGTAACACCGCTAGATTTGCTAAACCCTAAAACTCGCAAGATAGACGAAAGCCATGCTGAAGACCGCATGTCTATCTGTAAATCTTGCCCGGAACTGATACAATCATTAAAGCAATGTAAACAGTGTGGCTGTTTCATGGAGTTCAAAACAAAACTAGAAGCGGCAAAGTGCCCTCTAGGTAAATGGTAAAACTAAGGAAAAATAAAATGGCATTTAATGTACCTAACGAAACAAAAATCCAGTTGCTGACCCAACGTATCGAGGCTCTAAACCTTGAAGGCTACCAGCACGAACTAAATAAGAAAGCCGCTGAAGCATCTGAAAACGAAGAAGCAGTGACTAGGGCCGAAGAAGCTATTGCAATTATTGAAGCAGCTATAGATTTTGCCCAGTCCGAGCTAGATAGTTTAGAGGCTTAATCTAACTTTTTTGTCCTAGGCTCTTGTTCTGGACGTCTGACAAAAATAACCCCATCATGCTTCATCTCGCAACAGCGAGCAAGTTGATTTACAACAAAACGCTGACCGCATACCGCACAGGCGTTTGAATCATTTCCAGCATTTGCAGACATAATCCTACTTTTGGCTATAAAGTTATGTCTTAATTATCTCACATCTTGAATAGTGCAGTTAGCTTTATTTATTGTTATTTAGCATAATTTCAGAAACAAAGCGTCCGTTAAAAATGTATTCTCCCGCGTGATCCACTGCTACCCATGGAGCGGCATAGACTTTTCCACCAAGCTCTCTCCACTTACGACAGAAGTGGTAGTCTTCAGAAAGCAAAATACCTTCCGGAGTAATGCTAGTTGCAAAAAATTCTGTAACCATTTTGTCAAACTCAAAATCACCCTGATCATTATTTAAAGCGTACTTTTGACAGTGCGGTTCCATCTTTTTAAAAACATTTCTTTTAATTGCCATAAGACCTGTAGCAACTTCAGTAACTTCTACCGGTTCAGATAGTTTTACCTGAGTTTCTCCCGGCAAAAGATTTAAAGCAAAAATTCCAGAGTGCTCAGCCAAGTTTTCTTTTCCAGCAAGCACCGCTTTTCTCACAGTGTCCCAGTTTATATTTTTCATAGGGTATATACCACCGATGATGTCTTTATTAGATTTAAGCATTTTTACAACATCAGCCGAATTAAAGCCTTCGTCTGCGTCTACGAATAGCAAAATTTCAGAGTTGCTTTTTAAAAACTCATAAACAAGATTATTTCTTGCTCTAGTAATCAAACTTTCGTTATATATTTTAGAAAATGCAACTTCATGACCTTCTTTAATTAGAGCAAAGGTCAGAGCCATAATGCTATCTACGTATATTCCTTTACAGTTTCCACCGTACATTGGGGTTGCAATAAAAACTTTCATTAAGACCTTTGCGTGTTTGTGTTGTATAGACATACTAACATACTTTTTGTAAAAACTAGTCCATTTTAGCTACACCTGTGATACTATATGCGTATAGAAAAAGGAATGTAATGACTCAATTTATTGGTTTATCTGGGTGGGCTAAGTCTGGAAAAGATACTGTAGCTCAGTATTTGGTCGAAAACCACGGCTTTACACGAATATCGTTTGCTGACCCAATGAGGGAAGCCCTACTAGCGTTAGACCCCTACGTACCATACATGGGGCTCCACATGAGGTTGTCTGGAGTTATACATTTTCGTGGCTGGGACAGCGCAAAGCGGGATGTTCCTGAAATCCGTGAGCTCTTACAGCGTTTCGGTACAGAAGTTGGACGCAATATGTTTGGTCAAAACTTTTGGGTAGAACAAGCTATTGAAAGAGCTACTAGATACGAAAAAGTAGTTTTTTCTGACTGCCGATACACTAACGAAGCAGACGCAGTTAAGAGTGTTGGGGGCGTTGTGTGGAGAGTCTCTAGACCTGAAGTGTCTGCAGTAAACGACCACACTTCGGAACAAGATTTAAATAACTACGCATTTGGTGCGCACATCGACAATGACTCAACGATAGAAAATTTACACACGCTTATTGAAAATCAGTTGGGGCTATCGTGGCCGAGCAGGGTATAGCTTTACTCTACGCTCGTGTATCGACACAGCTTCAAGTAAATGACGGAGTATCCCTAGACGTTCAAGAACGTCAACTACGCCAAGCAGCCGAGCTAGCCGGATATACAGACTTCGAGCTTGTGCGTGAAGAAGGTCGCTCAGGCAAGTCAATTACGGGCCGTCCGGCTCTTACAGAGGCTTTAAAACGTCTTGATACTGGAACTGCCTCCGCTCTCTTTGTGACGCGTATTGACCGCCTAGCCCGTTCTACAAAGGACTTTTTGAGCATCATTGACCGAGCCAATGCAAACAAGTGGCGTCTGGTTATGCTTGATCTAAATCTTGACACAGCCAGCTATCAAGGACGCTTTGTGGTGACAATTATGTCTGCCCTAGCCGAGATGGAACGTGGCATTATTGCTGAACGTCAAAAGGACGTCCACAAAGATCGACGAGCCCGTGGCGTTGTGTGGGGCGTAGACATGGGGCCTAGAAATAAAACTTCCGAAGAAGTAAAACAAAGAATTTTTTCAGAACGAGAAGCTGGGGCTTCATATAGAAGCATCGCTAATGGGCTAAACAAAGACAACATACCGACACAAAATGGACGCCAGTGGTATGCAACAACAGTAAAAAACTTAGTAGATTCTTTTAATAAAAAAGATTAGACATGTAAAAAGGGGCCGAAAAGATTTTCGACCCCTTTATGTCTCTCACCCGAG